CAAGAAGCCCGTCCCCAATCACCCCGCTCCTCCCCCTCCACATTCGCCTTCTGCTTCGCAGCAGCCTGCTCGTCCCCGAGGAACAGTTGGGGGTATTAAGGTCGCCTCTTCCCACGACGAGCGAATCGCTGCCTTAGAGAAAGAATTGGAGACAGAAAAGAAAAAGAAGGCCGCCCAAATTGACCCACAGATGGTGGTGGGGGAATTGGGTCACGGCGAAATGGGTTTCCTCGTTTTGGATGAAGAAGGACACCCGCAGGGAACAGCAACCAAAGAACCACCCCCAGTTGGGACACCTGCGGCGCGCGTCGTTGGATATAACCCAACCATGGACCCGATCGCAACCCCGAGCGGCGCACCTATAACAGAGCAGATGAATCCGGCCCCGGACTTTAGGGACCCCGGATTGGAAGAGAGAAATCCAACCCCGGATGTGCCATTCGATTTGAAAGGTCGCCCGGTAGTCAATACCCCGGTGAGGTATTAGATCTAGGCTTGTTTATGGTATTTGGATTTGGGTCGATCGCCTCCTCCCCTGGCCCAGATAGCTTCAGCGCCCAAAGTCCCAAGCCTTGATTGGGCGCTGAAGTCTAGTCTACCCATGAATGCTATCAAAATTGACGGTGGCCCCGCCTATGTGCTATAATTTTGGCTATGAATGGAGATCAAGACAATGTACCCAATGATTTGGTCGCACTTCCCACTATGCCATACTCAGAGCGGCCAGTGGAACTCCCATTGGACATTGAGGAATGTAGAACCGCTATTTGGATGGCAAATGGAAACATCACCGATGCGGCGAAGTTACTTAAATGCACTTCTATTCGGTTAAGAAATTTTGTTAGAAAGAGTCCCTATTTATCCAGCGAAATGCAAGAGGCGGCGGATAGAATAGTCGATATAGCAGAAGCAAATGTGCTCAATGCACTTACGGACGAATTGGACCCATCACGGCGAGACACTATGTCAAGGTTTGTACTTACTAACATCGGGAAGCATCGCGGATGGGGAACAGCCCAAGGGAATGTAAATATAAAGAACACTAGTGGCGGAACTATTGTTGTGCAGTGGCAAGATGGTAGCACATTCGGTAAATCAGAAGAGGGAGAAGAAAATGTCATCGATGGAACAGCAGAACGAGTCTCTGATTGATCAACACGGGCGTAAGGTTAAATTGCAGGGAGAATACAAGGATATATTTCGCAAGTCTTATCGCGATCTTACAAGCGATGAGCGTGACGCAATTGTTAGGATCAAGGACTTGGCTAGAATGGTAGATGAATTTCTATATACTCTTCCCCAAAGCAGGGAGGTTTCGTTGGCGCGCACCAAATTGGAAGAGGCGGTAATGTGGGCAGTCAAGAGCATCACGAAATAGGAGAATTATATGAGCATTGGTGGAGAACGTGTAAGGGAATCGTTCAACCCGTCGCAAGACAACAGTGTAGACAAGATCAAACGTTGGGCGGCGGACTGTATTGACTTCTGTGAGGAACACAAACATCTGGACCCAAGACTAGCGGAGTTGGCCCAAATACATTTTGAAGATGCCGCGATGTGGGCGGTGAAATTGGTAACTACTAAGAAGTAATGATGCCAGAAGCACCCCAGCGTGAAGAGCAACCTGCAGTAGTAACTATCCCTTATACACCACGGGTGCACTTCCACGCGCTGCACGCCTCTTTGCACAGGTGGATATTCGTTGTGGCCCACCGAAGGGCCGGTAAGACAGTTGCCTTATGTAACCAAGTCGTGCGAAAAGCCCTCGAAAATAAACGAGTTTTCCCTCCACCCCGATATGCATATATTGGCCCTAGCTTCGCACAGGCTAAGGATTTGGTATGGGGGTATTACAAATATTATACCGGGGTTCTCCCAAATGTGAAAGTGGTGGAAGGGGACTTACAAATTATTCTACCAAACAAAGCGATGATAAATCTCTATGGAGGAGCAGCTGCATATGAACGAATGCGAGGATTATATTTCGACGGAATTGTGGCCGATGAATATCCCTTACTCAACCCTAGTATGTTGGGGTCCGTTGTACGGCCATGTTTGGCTGATTACCAAGGATGGGCAGTCATTAGTGGTACCAGCGCAGGTGACGACCATTTCCACGAACTCAAAAAGCGGGCGGAAAAAGACCAAGGATGGGATTTGTACTCGATCCCGGTGACGGAAACGGACGCATTGGCTGAGGAAGAAGTGCGCGAAATGCGCAAGGACATGACCGCCGATGAGTTCGCGCGGGAAATGATGTGCTCATTCGATGCGCCGATCGAAGGAAGTTACTACGGCGAAGTGCTCAATGAGATAAGCATCGCTGGACAGATTACTGGTGTTCCGTATGACCCCAATTCGCTGGTTATGACGTGGTGGGATTTGGGCATCGACGACGAGATGGTTATCTGGTTTGCTCAGATATGCGGAAGGGAAATCCACGTAATAGATCACCTCCAGAATACTGGGAAAGGATTGGATTATTATGTTGGTCAGATCAAGTCAAAGCCATATCAATATGGTGTCCACGTACTTCCCCACGACATCAAAGCCCGTGAATTGGGTACCGGAGTATCACGAAAGGAAGTCCTCGACGGAATGCTGCCCAATACCTTTGTCTGTCCAAGCCACACCGTCGAAGATGGAATCAGCGCAACTAGAGCTGCCATTCGAATGATGTGTTTTGATAAGGTTCGAACAGAACCTGGAATAATGGCGATGCGGAACTACCACAAAGGACCTACTGGAAAACCAGTCCACAATTGGGCGAGCCACTCCGCTGATGCTATTCGGATTGGCTGTGTCGCGCTGAATATGATTCGACCCATGGTCGGGGGCACTAATGTAATTGGGATAGGCGAAGGTGCACTGCGGCGTAACCTTAAGCGCATGTCGAATGGGACACGGAGGATTCGGTGATGGACACAGCAACCCCGAGGCTATTCGATAACGGCGTCGTAGGCGGCCAATTGGGCGAATTGACCGATCCTAGGGCCGAACCGGATGAAACGATATATGCCGCGACAGTTCGTGCAATGATCGATGATTCTAGAAGCTTTGAGGAGAGTGTCCTTGGGCCGGATCGAGAAGATAATTTGGGGTATTTCTACGGTGAAATACCAGGTCAGGAAGGTGAGGGAAAATCTAGCGCAGTTTCCACTGATTTTCGCGATACTGTTATGGCTATTCTTCCTAGCCTTATTCGGATCTTTACTTCCACCGAACGTGTAGCGAACTGCCAGCCGAATTATCAGGGCCAGGAAGAAATGGCCAAACAATGCACGGAGTATCTCAATTATATTTTGTGGGAGGATAACGACGGGTTCCTGATACTCCATGACGTCATTAAGGATGCTCTACGCTGCAAGATTGGCGTGATGAAGTGGTACAAAGAGACTAACGACGAGGTGACGGAGCAAGAATACAACAATGTTACTCAAGAAGGGTTCCAATATTTGCTCAGCGAAAATCCGAGCATCCAAGTAATTAAAGCAGAACCCGATCAAGATGTTCCGGGGGTATTAGCGAGACTTAGGATTAAATTCGTTAAGTCCGCTCCCCGCGTCTGCATACATTCCGTGCCGCTGGATGAATTCAGAATTTCTCGGAAGGCTAAGGACGTTGATAATGCCCCTCTGATTGGTCACGATCAGATTGTAAATGTGTCTGCGCTGGTCGAAATGGGCTATCCGCTTGAGCAGCTGAGCGAATATATGCATCAGACACCCGATTACTATTCTGTCGATCGCATCTTTAGGAACCGAGGATTGGATGAGGGTGACCTAACCGATGCTTGGGATGTTAGGTATGGATGTTATTTTATTCGGATTGATAAAGACGGAGACGGAATCGCTGAACTACGCGAAATACATACTATCGGCGATGATCATTATATTCTCTACGACGAGGTGGTTCAATACCCCAACTTCGCGGTTTGGTGTCCTGATCCTGAACCTCATACTCTGGTGGGCGATACTCCTGCCGATCTTGTGAAGGATATTCAGATAATTAAGACCAATATGCTCCGAGGTTCTCTGGATTCTCTTGCACAATCTATTTGGCCTAGGACGGTGTTCAACCAGACCGTGACCAATTCCGACGATGTTCTCAACGACGAAATCGGTGCTCCAATCCGCACTACAA